AACAAATGTAATGGGAAAATACAAAGCAGAGTATGAAAGATTTAAATATGACCTTTCAATAGGGTTATATGATAAAGGGCTTATAGCATTTGTCATACAATATGGTAGATTGTTAGCTTTTTTAGAATTATCTGTTTTCACAGATATTGAACGTGATAACGAAGAAGATAAGTTACACGAATTATATTTAGAATGGGATAGAAGATATAACGAGGTGATATACAATGAAAAAATATAGATTACATAATATAACAAATTTTGGTACAGAGATTCATGATTTTGACACTGAAAAAGGACTAAACAACTACATAGCAATATTTGTAGATACACCGTATTGGGTGGAAAATTTAGAAACTAACGAGATAACTTATCCTGCGGGAGAGCCATTCTTTATAGGTTACAATGATTCTGAGGACGATAATGTTTCACGTGAAATATCGCAAGAATCCACATTAGATATATGGTTAGCGGAGAAAGCTAAAGAAGAATCAGAAGAAAATAACCGATTCACTTTATCAGATAAAATATTATGTGCATTCATCATAATTTTAACAATGTTGATGGCTATTGGTTTATTTTATTTGTTATTATCTATTATATCATTTTTAGTTGAATATTTATCATCATTCGATTGGAAATTATTGTATATATTATAAGGAGGTTTACACATGGCAAAATTAACAAACGCATTATTACGTTATAAAGTAATGTTTACAAAAAGTGGTACAGGTGGCTATACAGCCCGTGTTATGATCCCAAAAGAAGCCATCCGAGATTTAGATATTCATGCCGGAGATTATATAGAATATACTAGAGTGCCACACGGTTTATTATTGAAAAAAGTAGAGAGGACTGAACAATAATGACAAATAAGCGTATAAAAAAGAAACGTACAAAAGAGTCTATTTTGCAACAGCAATATTCTAAAGAATATAACAAATACCTTGCACGTGTTAGAAACCAACAAAAACAGGGTGTGCGGATACAGATAATTAAACGTGTGAAAAAACCTACTCAAGCTTCTATTGAAAGATTGAAAAAACAGACAGCTAAAGAAATTCGGAGAAAAGCGTCTGTTGTTAATATGGTGACAGGGGAATTAATATCACCCGAAGAATACGGACGTAAACACGCACTTGAAGCAAATAGAGTGTTTATCAGGTTAACACCAGAAGAGCAAGAATATGCAAGAACTCATAACTATTCTACAGCAGATGAATTAAAGAAAATATTAAATAAAGGTATAAGAGTTAATATAACAACACCTGCGTTAGACTATGAAGTTATTATAGAAGAATGGTATGCTTCGTTAGAAAGTTTTGCACGAACAACAGCGGAATATTTAAGAATGAAAACAGACGCTCTTTTATTAAACGCAACGGCGCATGATCGTGCGTTATTTGCTTATACTTATTCAAAAGCACCCGAAGTATTCCCAAAAGAGCCATATATGGACAAACCAACTGTAGACGCTGTTTTTTCAAAAATTTTACAAAAGATGGGCATTTTTGAAAGTTCAGAAGATTTCAAAAATTTTATGCAAATGCAAGATGTATATATTGAGGATGAATAAAAGAGGTGAATATAATGTCACGTAAAAAAATTACTTTTTGGGCTTGTGATTTTGAAACAACCGTGTGGGGTGAAAAATTAGAACAAGAAAAAGGCAAAAAACAAGATATCACGGAGGTGTGGTCGGGTGCTGACGTGGCATTATATGATGATACTGAAACTGTGACGATAACACATTCTATCAGAGATTTTTTAAACAGATTTTTAACAATGAAAGGAAATAATGTTTTATATTTTCATAATTTAGCTTTTGACGGTTCTTTTATTGTTAATTTTTTATTGGAAGAGGGCTGGGAATGGGTACATTGTAAAGATAAAGAAATGAGGTCAAAACAGTTTCAAACCTGTATATCAGATATGGGGGCGTGGTATTGGTTAAAATTGAAACGGAATAAAACTTTTTTAGAGATTAGAAATTCGTTAAAGCTTATGCCATCATCGTTAAAAAATATAGGTGAATCATTTGGCACAAAGCATAAAAAATTAGATATGGACTATGAGGGCGAACGATGTGCTTATTGTGATATATCAGAGGAGGAGAAAAAATATATTGAAAACGATGTGCTAGTGTTAAAAGAAGCGTTAGAAATGATGTTTAATGAAAAACATGATAAGTTGACTATAGGTTCTTGTTGTTTATCAGAATTTAAAGGATTTTATGATAATAAAGAATATAATAAGCTTTTTCCCGATATTCGTGATGATTGTTTGGACGAATCAATTGCGGGTGTATGGAATCAGTGGGACTATATTCATAAATCTTACCATGGTGGGTGGTGTTATGTAAACCCACGATATGCTCACATGGTCGTTGGCGATGGTTTAGTGTATGATGTAAACTCTTTGTATCCGTCTATGATGCATAGTATGAGTGGTAATATATATCCCTTTGGGCACGGTGAATATCACAGAGGGGCACCACCGAATGATCTCATTAACGCTACTAATAAATATTTTTTTATCAGATTTAACTGTCGATTCCAATTAAAGCCAGGTGCTTTTCCATGGTTGCATATAAGACAAAGTGCTTTATATAAAGCCAATGAAAATTTATACTCTTCTAATGTCAGGTATAAAGGGGAATATTATAGATATTATAGGGATATTGATGGTCAAATGCATGACACTAATGTTACACTTACAATGACTTGCACTGATTGGAAACTTTTTAATGATACATATGATATTTATGATTTAGTTGTGTATGATTATGTATGGTTTTATGCAAGACAAGGATTTTTCGATAAATACATTGATAAATACGGTGAAGAAAAGAAAACATCAAAAGGCTTTAAAAAACAAAAGGCAAAACTCTTTTTAAATAATTTATATGGAAAATTTGCTATGTCTGATAATTCATCTTATAAAGAGCCTTATTTAGATGATGGTATTATAAGGTTTATTTTACACGAAGAACATGAAAAGAAAGTAGGATATATCCCGATAGGGAGTGCTATCACATCTTATGCCATGAATTTTACGATACGTCATGCTATGGCTAATTATGACAGGTTCTGCTATGCCGATACGGATTCCATACATCTTATAGGGCTTGATCCGGCTAAAAAGGTTGTTGAGCATTCTACTAATTTTTGTTGTTGGAAATGCGAAAGCACCTTTGATTTTGCATATTACGAGCGCCAAAAAACGTATGCTGAACATATCGTTGAAGAAAATCATAAACCCTGTGATCCTTATTTAGATATTAAAGCTTGCGGTATGAGTAAGCAAGCGAAACGTAAATTTATTGAAGATGGGAGAGACATATCAGAACTATCAACTGGTCTTAACATGGATTCATGTAACTTAAAAGCGGAACGTGTCAAAGGTGGTATTGTATTAAGAAATAAAGACTTTAAAATACATGAGCAAAAAGATAAAAAAATAATAATATAATGCTTGATTTTTAATTCGTTTTATGTTATTATAATATTGTAATAAATAAGACATAACATTAAAAGAAAAAAGGAGGAAAAAAGATGATTACAAGGACATTAGTAACAGCAGACGTATCTGTGGAAAGAATTTTTAAAGACAAGGACACAGGTGAAATTAAAAAAGACTGCTTCGATGAAAAAATCTCAAATTGCAGGACTAGAGAAAAAGCAGAGATTCTCATTGAAAAGCAGTACAAAGGTGATATCATTTCTATTTTAGACATTAAGTTTAAATTAGAAAAACGTGTTATGACTGATGAACAGTTTTTGTTAAATTCAGAAGTTAAGAGCGAAAAAATTGTCACCGAAGCAGAATTGCAGGAAATGAAAAAAGAAGATTAGCAGGAAATGAAAAAAGAAGATTAGCAGGAAAGCAGGAGGCAAATTATTATGGTAGAAATTAAAGAAATGAGTAGAGAATTCACAAAGGTAGAAAAGTATCTTATGACTACGGCACCGGACATTGAGCCATTAAAAAATATTGAAGATGGTTCATCTATCCCAGTTGATGGCTATATTATCTTTGATGATATCAAAGATAACGGAGATGTACAGTCGATCGTGAGTATTATTACACCTGATAAAAAAGTATATTCAGGACAGTCTGCAACCTTTAGACAGTCATTGAAAGATATTGAAGATGTAATGGACGGTGAAAAATTTTCTATCATTAAAATTAGTGGAAAGACTAAAGCCGGACGTGATTATATTAATTGCACTTTGGACGTAGCAGGTTTATAAATATAACGACGTGAGAAACCATTTTTATGTTCTCTTCTAAAGGGGGGTGGCTTTATGCCACCTCTTTTTTAAAAAATAAATGTTTCACGTGAAACGTAAGGAGGTTTTAGTGTGATTGATGATGGATATTATCATTGCGAAAGATTGTTGACCATGAAAGATAAATTCGGGAACACACCTGATATTTATATTGTTGATGGAAATAGAACAGCGGGTAAAAGTTATTCTATTAAATGTAGGCAAGTTTCTGATTTTTTAAAAGGTAAATATAGACCGGAAAATCAATTTATTTATTTATACCGGAATGTTGTTGATATGAAAAACTGTGCTGAAACGTATTTTGGTGATATAGCGGAAAAATTTGACGGTTACGTTATGACAGAAAAAAGTTTGATGAACGGTGCATTGGTTCAATTATTTATTAATGAAGAACCGTGCGGTTATTGTCTAGCATTATCCATTGCAAGGAAATATAAAAAAATGCGTGGGCTGTTTGTAAATATCCGCTCTGTGTTTTTTGATGAATATCAAGATGAAGACAATGTATATTTGCCGAATGAAGTTAATAAGTTGTTATCACTACTTACTACAATTAGTGCAGGTCATGGAAAACAGCATAGAAGAGTTATGCTATACATGGCATCGAATACGGTTTCGCTATTGAACCCGTATTATAGCGTGTTTGGAATCAATAAAATGTTGAAAAGAGACACTAAATTTTTACGTGGTGATGGTTGGGTATTTGAGCGTACACACAATGAAAATGCTTCGACAGCATATAGAGAAAGTGGAATTGCACGGGCTTTTAAAGGGGCTTCTTATAATGAATATGCCACTGAAAATAAATACCTTAATGACAATGAGTGTTTAATCGGTAAACCAACAGGACAGGCACGTTATATTTGTACGATTAAGTATAATGATCGTTTATATAATGTAAGAAAATATGATGTTTATTTGTATGTATCTGAGGGTGCAGACGATAGTTTCCCCACACGGATATGCTTCACAAAAAACGATGTTATAGACAACACGGCTATTCGTGTAAATTCAACGCATTACATTGTTACAATGTTACGTGAATATTTCAACAGAGGGGTGCTTATGTTTGAAAATTTAGAGTGTAAGAACATGATCTTTGACGTAATATCTTTTTAATGTTTCACGTGAAACATTGACATTTTAAATTATATTTGCTATAATAACAATGTACCCAAAATAATACGAACATTGTAATTGATATACACGCACATAGACAGGCAGTCTGATATCAATTTTTGGTTTTGCGTTCCCTTTGATTCGATTATTTTGTAACGTACATCATGTTTCACGTGATATTGTTTCACGTGAAACATTTTTTATTTACAAATATTTATATTTGTGTTATTATATAAAAAAGGAGGTGGTGATATGGTACAGGACGTTTTAACCGCTATTAATGCGGTGGGTTTACCCACAGTTGTTGCTATTGCGTCTATGTGGTATGTGAAATACAGGGAAGATAAAAACGATTCACGCATAGACAAGTTAAACGAAGCGCATAAGAAAGAAATGACAGATATCACAGAAGCTTTGAATAATAACACACTTGCACTTCAAAGAATCTGTGACACATTTGAGCAGAAAAAGGAGGATTAAACATGAGCGTGAAAAAAGCGGTTGATATTTCGGAGCATAATGGTATCATTGATTTTGAAATATTAAAAAATGCTGTTGATTATGTGATTATCCGGTGTGGGTATGGTCAGGATATGACATCACAAGACGATAAACAATGGAATCGAAACGTCCGTGAATGTGAAAGATTAGGCATTCCGTACGGTGTATATTTGTATTCCTATGCTAAGACAACAGCAAGAATTGAGGGTGAGATCAAACATTGTCTCAGATTGTTACAGGGACACACACCTAATTTACCTGTATTTTTTGACAGCGAGGAAAAAGGTACGCAAGCTGTAGCAAAGCACAACGCAAAACGATTTTGTGACGCTATGATAACAAACGGCTACAAAGCAGGTATTTATGCTAGTAAATCATGGTTTGAAAATTATATCGATGAAACATGGGGGTATGATCTATGGATTGCCCGCTATGCAAATGTGTTAGGTGTTGACAACGTAGATATATGGCAGTATTCCAGTAATGGAAGTATTGACGGTATTAATGGCAGATTTGATGTGAACCACGTGTACAAAGATTACGGAGATTCAAATATTACACCTAATACACCGCAGAAACCAACTACCCCCACAAAAACAAGAAAAGAATTGATTGCTTTAGGACAGCAACACGCTATTAATTTTACAGGTGTAAAAATTGGTGTTGATGGAATTGTCGGAAAAGATACTAAAAGAATGGGAGTACGTGTAGTACAAAAAGCTATGAACTTAGACTATGGACGCACGATTGCAGAAGACGGAATTGTCGGTAAAAAAACAAAAGCTAAAGCAGGGTGGCACTATGTAATGCGAGGGGAAACACAATACCTTGTCACAGCTCTTGAAATCTTATGCTTATTACAGGGAAAAGATCCGAACGGTGTTGAATGTCCGGGGACATTCGGCAGTGGTTTGGCACGTGCCTGTGGTGTCGGGATCATTTACGCAAAAGATATGTTATATATGGTTTAATTTATATTCACGTGGAACAATTGTTTCACGTGAAACATTTTTAAGGAGGTTATCACAAAATGCCGAATATAAATATAGCTTATCAATGGGCTGTCAATGCGTGTAATGCACCTAATATCGGTTATTCTCAACAGTATAGAAGAGGGCAGACCGTGAACGGTATTACTTATTATGATTGTAGTTCGTTTATCTCTAAAGCACTAACAGAGGCAGGATTTTTTACTGTTAACCCATGGTTTACTACAATGACACAAATTAATTATATGACACAGGCAGGATTTAAAGAAATAGATATAAACAGCGCATGGCAGGCAGGTGACATCGTATGGAGAAGTAGCCACACTGAAATGGTATATTCAGGATCGGGCGCAGGGAACGGCGGTATAACAATGGGCGCACACAGCGGTCATTATCCTTTACCTCAACAAGTTAGTATTAATTCTCATGTTTCTAAACCATCAACATGGACAAAAATATTCCGATATGGTGATAGTGCAGGAATGACACTTGAATGGATACACGGAAACCGTTATTTGACGAATGAAGAAATGAAAAATAATGCCTACGTTTTTTATAGCACGTTGTTCTTTAAAGATTTTACATTGAACGCAATAGCAGGAATGCTAGGCAATATAGAGATAGAATCAAATATCAATCCCGGGTTGTGGCAATCGTTAAAAGAGGGGAATTATAACGGTGGTTACGGGCTTGTTCAGTGGACACCTGCAACTAACTATACAGACTGGGCTAACGCTCATGGATACGATATCTCGGATGGGTATTACCAGTGCGTATGGTTAGACGAAGAAACCGAAAAGAGTGGTCAATGGATAGCAACTTCTGCATACCCGATGTCATGGGGAGAATTTCGAAAATCCACAAAAGAACCCGACTATCTAGCTATGGCATTTCTTAAAAATTTTGAACGTGCCGGTGTAGAAAAAGAAGAAGAAAGAAAACAGAATGCATTAAAATGGTATGCGTATTTACAAACATTGTCACCGTACCCAATGCACCCCCACACGAAAAAATCAAAAATGCCCATTTACTTTTATACTCTGTTCTGATATAATTAAAAGCGTAAAAGGGTGATAAAAATATAAAGGAGGTTTTATAATGGATTTTAAAGAAGCTTTAAATGAGTTAATTGACGCTGTGACAGACGTTGAAGAACACGGTGACGCTATTGAGTTCTTACAGAATTATGATAGCGAAAGAGACGGAGAGGCGGATACTACGTGGAAAGATAAGTACACTAAACTGGAAAGCGAATACAAAAAACGCTTTAAAGAAAAGATGCAGGCATCCGCAAGTAACACAGATGAAAATGGAAATGTGAAAGATGAAAAAGAAGAAAAAATTTCTGTTGAAGATTTAGACTTTAACGGAAAAACAGAATAAGGAGGTATAAAAATGGCAAATCCAACAAACGCAAATATTTTAAGGGCATTAAAACAGGAATTATCTTTTGAAGTACAGAACCACTTACCGACAGAAGTTTCCGACAATTTACAGAAAGTGTATGATACTATCTTAAATTTTGCACCTGTTCGGAATGAGATTGTACCGTCCATGGTTAACCGAATTGGTATGCAGACAGTTGACAGTATTGCGTGGAGAAACCCGTTGGCACGATTCAAGAAAGAGCCTATGAGGTATGGCGAAACACACGAAGAAACTTATGTCAATATGTGCAAGGGTCGTGTATATGATTCACAGGCAGATTTTAAATTCGCTTTTCAGCAGTACCAGTCTTATATCATGAGTATGTTCCACAACGTAAATCTTGAAATTCAGTACCCAGTAACCATTACTTACGATAACCTGAGAAAAGCTTTTACCACTGAATATGGTATTCGTGATATGATTATGGCTAAAATGGAAAGTGCTATCACTGGCGCAAACTGGGATGAATATCTTGCAATGCGTGACTTGATTAATGTGGGATATGAAAAAGAAGTACTCCCGGCTGTCACAGTTGACGCTGTTACCAATGAAGAGACAGCAAAAAAATTATTGGTTGAAGTTAAAAGAGCCGTTGGAGAGTTTGGTTTTCCACTTCCTGAAAATAACACAGCGGGCGCAACTTCTCATGCTATGCCGTCAAATCTTATATGGATAACAACTCCGAATGTAAACGCACACGTGAGTGTTGATGCGTTGGCATATGCGTTCCACATGGATAGAGCTGACGTAGAAGTTCAGACTGTAATCGTAGATAAATTTAGCAATCCTGCTATTCAGGGTGTACTATGTGATGTTCGTTTCTTTAACGTGCGTGACCAGTTCAAAGAAATGACAGATCAGAAACTTGCGAATGTTTTATCATGGAATTATTTCTATACACAGGTTGAAATGGTTAGCGCAAGCCCGTTTTATCCTATTAGAGTATTTACAACAGACACTGTTGTTGAAAATCCAACACTGGCAGTTGCAACAGGTACTTACACCGCCGGACAGACACAGGAAGTTGGAGTAACTGTTTCAGGTGACACAGGCACATATCATCAGAATTTAGTGACACTGGAAGTCGAAAGCGGTGCTACTTCTGCAAAAACATATGTAATCCCGGGTACACATTTATTGCACACAGGGGCAGACGAAACAGGTACAATCGTATTAAAAGCTATTTATCGACCGAATGAATCTATCACAAAAACAGCAAATTACACAAAAGCATTGTAATTTAAAGGGGTATTATTATGATAAATTTACCTGTACAAGGAGGGGTTGCGCCACGCAACCCCGAAACAAAATTAAGATTATATAGTGGTGTTCCATGGTCAGACGAATATGAACACGTGAGATTATATAGTTCAAAAGCAGAATTATTAGATCATTTAGAATCATATCGCAAAAATATCCCCGGTGTTGATTTATCGCATCTCGCTCCTATAAGAGTTGGTAACTATGATATACGAGTACCATTCACAGAAATGAAAGCTTTAAACTTAAATTATTTAGCTTTTCAAAATGCAGGTATTTCTAATGAGTGGGTTTTTTGTTTTATTGATTCGATCGAATGGTTGTCAGAAAAAACAACTAGAATAAATTTTTCTTTGGATGTTTTTCAAAACAATTTTTATAACACAAATATTAAGCCGTGCTTTGTTGAATATCATCATATCCCTAGACGTGAAGACGGTATCGGTGTTAATCTAGTACCTGTTAATTTAGAAGCAGGAGAAACAATCGTTTCACAGCATAAAAAATTAAATTTGACACCAACTGATTGTTGCATTTTTGTGACAAGAGGTACAGTGGAACAGAGTTGGTTTGATGGTCGTGTTGAGAACGGTGTATATTGTTGGGGTAGTATCGGTCATTATGATGTGACGACCAATGATGGACTGGAAAAAATTAACGGACTATTGAAAGAATATAACGATCAGGGTGCACAAGATGCTGTTATCGGGTTATTTATGTCACCGAAGCTATGCATAGGTGCACTAGGCGGAAAAGAAATAAAACCTAAAACCACGACTATGCAAATATCAGGTAATGCGTTTGAGGGTTACAAACCGAAAAATAAAAAATTATATTCATACCCGTGGTTATATTGTCTCGCTGATAATAATCAGGGTAATACGCATATCTATAGATATGAATATAGTTATAATCAGGACAAATCAATAGAATTTGACAGTTACGGCACTATCGCAACATTACCACAAGTTTTAACAGCACCTAAAAATTATAAAACCCGTGAAAATTTAGCGCACGGCTTAATGAATGAAGCGTTAATCAATTCCTCATTTCCAATGTGTTCATTCTCTTCTGACACATATCGAGCATGGTTAGCACAAAATAAAAGTTCTATCGCATTGTCTCAAGTTCAGACCGCTGTTAATTCTACAATAGGACTAGGCACATCTATAGCAGGTTTAGCAGGTGGAAGTTTACAAGGAGGAATTAACGGTGCAAGTAAAACAACTTCTGCTTTTTGGGACGCTTTGGGTATGTTAGCAAATCAAACAGACAGATCGAGAAATGCGGGTGTTACGCATGGAAAAGCTTTATCGGAAAACGTAATGACAGGAATAAAAGAATGTGGGGTCGATTTTTATGAAATGTCATGTAAAAGACAATTTGCAGAAATGGCGGACAGTTTTTTTGAGCAATTCGGCTACCCAATCAACAAAATCACAATGCCTAACTTACGTTCACGAAGTCGTTGGAATTATGTGAAAACTTCTCATTGCGGTTTCACAGGTAATATCGATTTAGATCAGTTGAAAAAATTGCGAAATATATTTGACAACGGTGTTACTTTGTGGCATACTGATGATATAGGTAATTATAGCTTATCTAATAATTAGGAGGTGAGATCATGAAAAACCCTTTACGAGTTTTTGAAAAAGATATCAATAAATCATGTAAAGATGATTTTGAAACAATAAAAACTATATTTTTTTATGATATCTTTGACATTTTTGTTAACAGGTATAAATGGAATAATTTACCGGAAGAGATTTTACCAATGTATATTGAACAAACTTTATTTTGGCGAGGGCTAGGTGTATTTATAAAAGATGATATTGCAGGCTACGCTTTTATGAATGTTTCATTGTCGGGCTTGCCTGATATTTATAATATACCACAAGACAGAATTGCATACACCGCGAATGGGTATATAGAAGAATATGGCAAAGAAAACAGTTGTATTTTATGGAGTAATTATTCAACCATGCCATACTATTATAAGGCTTTAATGTATGCAGATAGCATGGCAAATTGTTGGAAAACGAAAAATATAAATATGTACGCACAACGTACACCTGTTGCTCTTTCTTCTTCCGACAATGAAAAAATGAGTTTTGAGATACTCGGGGAAATGTACAATAATTATTTGCCAATAATTAAAGTTTCAGATTCGCTAAACTTAAAAGATATTAAAGCTTTAAATTTAGGTGCGCCTTATATTGTCGATAAATGCGAACAAGAATTACGAGATTTATGGGCACAGGTGTTAACATCTTTAGGCTACGAGAATAACCCTGTTGAAAAAGGCGAACGTCTTGTCACAGGTGAAACAGCAGGTAATAACGGACAAATAGAAGCAAATAGAAATACCGGTTTAACCTTACGACGTAGATGTGCAAACGCTATCAACAAATTATGGGGGCTAAATGTAACCGTTGATTTTAATAGTGAACTGCCAACTATGATAAATGGTTACGTGCCTGACAAATATATGCAATCAGGAAAAGAGGGTGACGAGATTGAGTAAATACACTACAACCGTTAAAGATATTTGTGAAAGCTTTATCTCGCAACAAGAATTATGGGATATTGACTTATCAGTGCAAAAAATAATTGATAAATCACAGAACAAATTTTTTGACTTTGATTTTCCTTTTTATTCCAAAAATCAAAAAGACTTGAACGAATTTAAAACTTATTTTTTACTGAGATACTGGAATAATTATATAGGTTTTGAAACCTTAGGTATGTGGAAAACAGCTTTTTTGTCAAAAATGTATGAATTAACACCGTATTATACAAAATTGTATGATGCAATTCAAAACGATAACCCTTTTACAAATATAAATGTAACTTACACAGAAACAGAAAAAGGAAACGAAAAAACAACAACTAGGAGTACAGATGCAGGAAACAGCGAAGTAAAAAACAATCAAAACTATCAGAATATTGATAGTGATAACCCACAAGTAACAGTAGCCACACAAGATTACGCAAGTACTATGAGCAGGGGTGAAACTATCAATAACACTACGACAAGCGCAAATAATAACCACACAGGAAATGACAACAAAGATAGTAATAGAGACAGGAATACAAAAGAAACCGGACTAAGAGGTAAATCAACGAGTGAAGCAATTGCAGAATATCGTGAACAAATACAAAACATCAATAAAGAAATTGTAGATCATTGTCGTGATCTATTTATAAAAGTGTGGTAAAAAGGAGGTGAAATAAATGCAAGAAGAAATAAAGCCTTTATATCCTTTACTTTGTTGTGATGTGCCCAGTGTTTATAGCAATAAACAAAGCTATTACGAATGTTTATGTTATATCGGCTATAAAGTCAATGAATGCATTAAAGCCATTAACGGCTTTACAGACGCTTATAAGCAGTACACGGATGAAAAAGTGTCAGAGTTAAAAAAATATGTTGACAAACTCAACACTGATATCTATAATCATATTGCAGACGTAGAAAAAAATATTCGGGAGGATATGGATAATAGGGATAATGAACTAGATGAAAAAATTAATAAAGTTCAAAGAGATTTACTAGACAAAATTAGTACTCTAAACATTCTTATATATAAATTGAATGCCGAAACAAGGGGGTATATTGACAGCGAAATTAAAAAGCTTTATGATTATATCAATAATTATATCCCTAATAATATGCAGGTGCTAAACCCTGTTAAGGGATATTACACTAGCCTAAATCAAGCATTAGGTGATATCTATGATAATCTACGTTATTATGCATTGACCTGTCTTGAGTTTGATTCATTGAATTTAACTTGCACAGAATTTGACAACCTATTACTCAGTTGTACAGATTTTGACTTATACGGTGCGAAAAGATTTCGTGTTGACAGCAACTTATATATGCACGATCCTTTTACGGGTGAATATGTATTTTATCAAGATGTAATATCTAAACTTGCAGAATTACATTTTAATAACCCAATCACCGCAAGTGAATTTGATGCTTTATTGTTAACTGTAGCAGGTTTTGAAGCTAAAGCCTTAACTGCTTACACATTCGACAGTAATGGAAAAACAGCATTAAAATTATAATTAAGGAGGAATAAAAAATGAGTTCAACAAACAAAACAACCTATTACAAATTAAGTCAGTATATTGGAACTGACAAGCCGACATATTTAGGAGATTATAACGCAGACATGACTAAAATTGATGCGGGTATTCATGCCGTACAGGAGACAGCCACAACGGCTAATCAGACAGCCGGAAGTGCCGAAACTGTTGCACAGACAGCACTCGCAAACACAAAAACAAACGCAACAGACATTAAAAATCTACAGTCCAACGTTGCTAGTATTAACGCTAGTAATGTTACAAGAGATGCCAATATCAGCAAAGCACAGAGTGCTGCAACTAAGGCAAATGACAGTGCCGCAGAAGCTAAACAGAGTGTTAGCAATTTGTCTGCAAATGTTAGAACGTGGGAAGATATATCGGGTGCTGACCATTCAAAAATTAATAGAGCATTGAGACTAATATTTGTTAATTACCTTGCAGGTGGTACAGGTTCAACCGATAGAAAAGTGCTTTTCACAATTCCAAACTTTAGTACGGATAAAGACTTTGATTTCACAGGAAACGTTATAATAAATGGTAGCGGTGTTGAAACATTAGCAATCGGTGATTTCAAATTAAAAACAAACGGTGAGGTTGTGTACAATGACGCAAACGTAGCAAAACCATATGCTTTCTATGGTTGCAGAATCACAGTAATGATTCCATACTAAACGAGTAAGAAAAAATAAAAGGCTAACCGCTTGGTTAGCCTTTTATTTTTTCAATATGAAAAGCATAAAATTTTCGACCTGATTTATACAAGTTAATTTTTCAAACTCTTCATTCGCCCATTC